GAGCTGAGTTTGCAGCGACCACTGGATTGCGCCAGGGCGAACAGCGCGCTCTCTTGTGGGCTGACCTTGTTGACCATGACTTTAAAAAGGTTGATGTCAACAAAGCAGTCGAGCACCGGGCTGGCGTTGGCGATACAAAGACGCCGGCTGGTAAGCGTAAGGTTCCACTGAAGCCAGACGTAGCCAAGAAAATGAAAGAGCTGTGGATGGCCGAGGGCCGGCCTATGAAAGGCCTGGTGTTCCCGTCACGCACAGGGCATGTGCTATCAGACAGTAGGTTCCTGCCGGCCATACACGCTGCCTGCGATGCAGCTGGCGTTGCGCGCATCAGGTGGCACGATCTGCGCCACTACTACGCCTCTAAGCTCTTGCAGAAATTCCCTGGTGACTGGTGGACTGTCACCAACCTGATGGGCCATGAGAGCATCAAGACAACCACAGAAATTTATGGGCATTGGCTTGAAGATGAAGCCCGTGACCAAGAGATCGCTGATAAGATGTGGGGGCCTTCCTAATGGAAACGCGCCTCATAGAAAAGTACCGTGTTGGGGGGGATATCAAAACCCTCGGCGCGCACGAAACCAGGTGGCAGTTTGGCAACCATGAGATCCGCGTAAGGGTGCGGCGCGGCAACTGGCAGTATTACATGAACGCCAATTCCAGAATATCTGGCTGGAATGGGCGCAGCTTGGCAGACTTTCCAGAATGGCTGGATGTTCGCTGTCCTACCATGACAGAAGAGCAGCTGCCTGCAGTAGAAGAGTGGATGCGCCAAGAGCTCACAGACGACAACGATACCAGAACTTTTGAGGTTTCTAACAAACGCTATTTACCGCGCAGAAAAGAGTTTGTCGGCCAACCGTCTAGGCACTGGCTGCCTGAGTGCGACAGAGGAAAACCAAATAGAGTGCAAAGCTGGACAGACTAATGAGCGGGGGAGCAAAAGTAGGCCATTTTATGTACTGGCCGGGCAAACTTGCTCCCCCTATGGCGCGCTGTCGCTGATACAGAAACTACACGCGCCAATCTAAAAATTAATCGTCATCAAACATTGCCGGGCCAAACTCGGACTGCAGCGTGTCACGTTTTAGATACCAGCTGCGCCCAATATGCACGACAGGCAAATCCATTGCCTTGACCAGGCGGCGCGTCCTTTGCTGAGCCGCTTTGTGGTCGTCACCCCAGAGCACACGGCTGGCCTCAGCAACGGTATATAAATATTTACCATCCATTACCGCCTACCTCTTGCCGCTGTTCTTGCTGCTGTTCTTTGCGCTTATTTACGTAGACTTTGCCGGTCATAATCTTTGGCAGATTCTTGAGCTCTGTTTCACCAGGCATTTGTTTCTGGAACACAAAGCCAATCTCAACGCCGGCCTCGGCCATTTGTGCATGAAAGTCATCACAGATCTTTTGTTGCGAATCTGTCATTCGCTCATATCTGCCGGCATCGTCATCCCAATTTGTTTTAAATTGAATAAACATAGACGCCCGGTATTCGACCTTTTGACCAGCTGCATCCTCGGCGATCATGTTCTGCCGCAGCTTGATACTATTGTTTGAAAAATGAGCCATCATCTCTCTCCATTGTTTAGTTTGTCATATTTGGCTGAGTAGTAATCTCTAAGCTCAGCAGTGAGCTCGCGGCTAAATTCATGTAGATCACCACGTTTTTTACGGGTGCGATTTGCCCAGCCTGTGCAGGCACCAATGCTATCGGCCTCATCTATCAAGCCTTTTTGCTTTGTCACCCATTGCGCCCACATATCCTCATGATCAAACGGGATCTCGTCAGATGGCGGCGGCGTTGCTGTTTCTTTTTTAGGTGCGCCCGATATATTGTCCTTGTCTGACGCTTCACGTGCCAGACGGGCCTGCTCAATTTTGAAATCCTCGGCTTCCTCGTTTGAGTAAACATCACCAGACACCTCAATGAGCTTGAGGATCACGCGGTCTTTTGCGCGCTTCTCTGCCATAGCGTAGGGGTAGCCGTTTTTATTGTTGTACGGAGCCGCCTCGCCAATCGACCATTCGACCTTTTCGCCGAGCCGGCCAGTCACCAGCATGACGACAGTTTTTGTCTGCGCGTCACTTTCGATAACCGATGGCTCATCAAAGGTGATATTGAGGTGAGCTGCAACACGCTCCAAGGATTTGTGATTCACCACAGGCGTATTGTTTTGCGGCAAGTACCACACAGCCTCGTCCGAGGTGATGCCCATATCCTTGAACAAAGCGACCAGTTTCTCAGGAATTTTCCGCATCAGGAATGATCTCCCTATTTGTCATAGATGCCCTCCAGTAGCTCGCGTCCAGCTGGGGTGATCTCCCACACAATCTCTTGCCGGCCACGATAATTGGTGGCGCGCCTGCCGCTATCGACAGCGAGGCCCATGCGGCATAGCTCGGTGATCCTCGGCTTGACGCTATATTCATACGCCCTCACACTGCGAACAACCTGGGTACTGCTTAGGCCAGACGGGGCTGCGGCGAGGCTTTGCAGGGCTGATAGCCGTAGTCCCGTTACTTTGACTGCTATAAACTCAGCGGCCTGCCGCTCAGTATCTTTGGCGTTTTTATGCACGTTAGGGCCAGGGTCACCGGGCCAGTCTAAAAGATCTGCTTGCATCATTTTCACTTCCATAGTGTTGGATCAGGGAAAACTAAGACGAGCATGGCGCACACCATTCCCATCATTAGTACGAAAAGTATTGTTGCGAAAATCTCGCGTATCCATTCCCACATTGTCATATCAACCCCCATGTCCTTTTGGCTTCATCCAGATATGCCGGCGATTCGTTCCAGCACAGCAGGGACCAGTCTGGTGAGACCATGCCCAACAGCTCGTCCTTAGTGCTGGCTGCCCTGAGGATGTTTTCGGTTGTTTTGTGATAGTGCTGAATGTCTTGGACGACATCAGCGAGGAAATCGTCACGCAGCTCAGGCGCGTTATCCGGCGTGAACAGCACATAGTCAGTTGTGCTGGCATACAAGATAAAGGGTGGCTGGCGACCATTCAGAGCCCAGAAACCGGCAGCCTGGTAGACAGAGTTCATCTCCCACATGCCGGACAGTTTTTTAGGCGCTGAAACGCTACTCCACCCAGATTTTGTCTTGGCTGGCTTTGACCATTTTGTCTTGAGGTCTCCGCGCCGCACATAATCAGGGCGAGTGTTATGAGGTAATGCATTACCGGGCAGCGTATCCATCAGGGCAATCTCGCCCAGGATGCGGTTCTCCCGTGCCATAGCTTCCCGCAGGCCGGCTATGGCATTGTCTATGACTAGCGGCAGCTCTTCTAGATATTTGCTTTTCTTAATCTCATCAGTGCCATTGTCCCAGCTGATCGGCCTATAGGCCTTTAGCTTATCTATAGCTGCCTGCTTGGCCTCTTCTACCGAGGTGGTCTTGCCTTCCTTGTCAGGCACCAGGACCATGTCAGTGGCCAGCTGCGTTGCAACGCCGGAAGCCATGTTTGCTGAGCCGGTATTGAAATACAGCGTGTCGAGGATCTCACGCGCTCTAGCGCGATCAGCCGGGTCTGCCTGTGGTGATTTGAGGATTTGGAAAGCCCAGTCAACCAATATTCTGACGTGGGTTTTTTCGTAAATCGCTTTTGCGCGATCTTTGGATTTTGGGTTTGAGTGCCAGAAATAGTGATGCCTGGCAGACCAGTCGGGTGTTTCAAGTAACATGATAAGCCTCTCCGTTACGAGAGAAGCTATATCACTTTACGTAATACGTAAACCCTATTTCTTATTTTGCCTCATTACTTATTTTTAAAAGCGTATCTGTTTCCAGATCAGCCCAGACAACCCCATGAAATTCTGGCTGCTCGATCATTACGATTCCTGGCGATGCCCATTTAATTTTTAGGTTTGTGTAATTTCCAAAATAATGCGACTCCATTGAATAGGTATTGCGGCCTGACTGGTAAAGGATGCCATAAAGCAATTCATTATTATAGGTCATTGCACAGCAATATTTGCCGAGCGCCCTGGCATCGACTGTGCTGGTAACAACTGGGTTTCTTGGCATCAGGCTGATCATGCCGTGCAGCCAGCTGCTTTTGTGGTCCTCTAGCCCTTTTAAATCCCAGTAGACTGCCATCATATCGTCAGCAAAATAGTCGTGCATATAAACGGCCTTGTTTGCGTATTTCTGTGATCGTCCGGTGGTCCACATATGTGACAAAATTAAAGGCGGGTTTTTGCCGTTATCACCACCAAGCATAATCGACCCGTGATCCTTACAATATTTTGTGGAATCCTCTTGCCATTTATTTGCCACTGCTAGGATAGGTATTGGCGGGTTGGCAAAAAATATCTCCATTGTTTTGCATTTAAGGATTTTGGCATAATCCTCAGCATCAGACAGGCTGATGGCGATATCGCCGGATTTATGGCGTGACAAAGTGCCGGGCTGGACACCCTTGAGCTCTGCTACCATCTGGTTTTTGAGGCCAGACTTGACCACCATTTTATGTAAGTTATTAGGTGCCACCGAGATATCCGCGCTAGTTTGATTTGTTACCATTGTCGTGCCTTTGTCGTTTAACGTCAATAATCTTGTACAGTTAAATTGCTTTACGGATTAAGTCAAGTACATTACAGTCTGCTGAATATTACTTATGCGGATTGTGTACATGCTATTGAACGACTATAGGCTTAAAAAGGGCTGGCACTATACGGATTTAGCCCGTCTGGTTGGTGTAAAACACGCCACGATAGTGCGCCGATGGTGCCTGCCTTTTGACGACAAAGAGCGGCTGATCCCCAGGCAAGACAACATGGATAAGATCATTTTGCTGACCAATGGAGAGGTCATGCCGAATGATTTTTACATGCGGCGTGACTGAGGATGAGCTGCAAATCCAGGTAGCCAGCTGGTTGCCTTTCGCTTTGCCGCCGGGCTGTGTCTTTCATCATTCGCCTAACGAAGGCACCCGCCACGTTGCGTTCAAAACAAAGATCAAGCGTATGGGTACTAAGTTTGGCTGGCCTGACCTTGAGATTTTTGTCCCAGCTGATCAGTCCAGGACTGGCCTCAGCTCGGCGATATTCATTGAGCTAAAACGCATGAAGAGTGGCCGGCTCAACGACAATCAAAAGACCATGCGTGACGCCCTGCTTGATGCTGGGGCGCATTGGGGCATGGCTCGGTCACTTGATGAGGTCCATGAGATCCTGGCGCCCCTGGTCAAGCTGAGGGCAGGGCCATGATGCGTATCTGCGATTTCAAAAATCATTACACACGCTGCAAAAAAGGCTGGGTGTACATGCCTGATGGCATGGGCTGCGTCCAGTCTGAGCTGTGTCCGAAATGCGATGGAGAGGGACAAATACCCATGAAGGATGAAGAGCAAGACGAGCTGCTGAAATCACGCAAGCCACATGGCTACCAGTATTATCAGACATTCGCTGTGACGCTGCATGTGACATACGCCAAGAGCTACACAATCCGAGCGATGAACGATGAACACGCTATGGACATAGCCGCGCGCCGGGTTGCGAAGCGTCACAAGCACACTGACAACAAGGGCTTGGGGTTTGTAAAGGCTGTCCCCGTGGACGCCAAGCGTTTGGGCAAAGGCTAAATGACCAGGCAGAAAGATGACTGGTATCCAACGCCTCACACAGCAATCAAGAGCCTGCTGGATGTTGAGGTGTTTGACCCTGTTATCTGGGAGCCGGCAGCTGGTGACGGGGCTATATCCAAGGTGCTGGAGCTGGCCTGCTATGAGGTCGTTAGCCAGGATCTGAACGACTATGGCTATTGTCCTGCCGGCTATGATTTTCTGATGGCGACAGAGCGTGAGGCTGACTGCCTGGTAACGAACCCCCCATATAAGCTCGCTCAGCAGTTTATCGAACATGCCATAGGGCTTGGCGTCAAGAAACATGCCTGGCTGCTGCGCTTGAGCTTCCTAGAGGGGCGGGGGCGGTTCCTGGAGCTATTTGATAATTACCCACCATCACGAATCCATGTGTTCTCTAAGCGCCTGACAATTTGGAGGGGCGGCGAGGCGCCAGCTGGCACCGGCACGACTGCATATGCGTGGTTCGTGTGGAACGCCAACTACAACGGCGTGCCGCAGCTGGGCTGGCTATGAAGAAAAAGAAACGCGGAAGCGCATATGCTGATTTTCTCAGGAGGCGAAACGGGCATATGCCAGCACCAAGACAAACAGAACCAGAGCCATGTGTTGTTTGCGGCGCCATGCACCAGCTGCACATGGGAACCTGGATCATGACAGCCAACAAGGATCTGCTTTGTGCAAATGATCGTTGCTGGCGCATTGCAGTAGAAAGGGAAAAAGATGGGAAAGCGACACAAGATGTCATGGACAGATGAGCGGCGACAAGCTCAATCGGAGCGGCTCAAGAAGGCCTGGGCTGACAAAAAGGCCAGGAAGGATCTGCAGGCCTGGCACGATATTGGTGGCAAGACAGATCCCTGGTGGAAGCCCATTTTTAATTTATTCCGTAAAGGGGCTTGACAGAAAATGGAAAGTAAAAATAAAATCGGCGCAGCCGCGCTAGATTCTAAGCTACCCAGAGCTCAGCAAACAAAGCTCAGCGACAACCCAATAATAAATAACTTACTGAAAAGCACTGCCAAGCAAACAAGCTATGCTTATAGCTCAGCTATAGCCAGAGCTAAGCTATCGCCGCTTGATGAGCTTCAGCGCAGGGTTTTTAAGAGGCTCAGGCCCATGTATGGCTCTGATCGTTACATGGAATTGCAGAACCAGGTCAGCGCATTAGCGCCGCTGGAACGCCAAGACTGGCTCAATGACATGCAGGACAAGCTCAATGCAGTTAAGCAGGCTAACAATAGCTGAGCTTGACGAGCTCTTCATGGAAGCAGCTGAGACAGAGCGCAAGCTGCCAGCTGCAATGCGTAAACAGAAAATGTCCGGGTGGCCTGACTATCCCAGGGACTATGCAGCCTATGGCTATAATGCTTTTGAGGTGCCAATGCTCAAGGCAACGCCCGATCAGGTTAGCCGTTACGATGCAGCATTGAACCTGGTGCTTACCAAGCTAGATGAAGAGGACAGGCGCCTCGTGTGGGCTGTGGCAGCCTCAGCTGCGTATAGGCAGCGAGGGCCGCGCTGGACAAAGCTGGCGGTCATACTGGGCTTAAATGACCCTAGAATCGTTAAGCAAAAATACAAAGATGCACTAATACGGTTATATTATATGCTTTAAACGTAAAGACTATTGACGCGAATGTACCAAATCTGGTACTGCAAAAGATAGCATCGACTATATGTCGCTGTTAAATGAACTGCGGTTCATTCGCTGCATGGTTGGACCCTCTGTTGTAAAGGGACTGACGCATTGTTTCCTCCCTAACGAAACCTTACCGGCTGTTTGTTGTTTTCCCGAGCAACAGGCAGCTGGGCTTTTATGGATGGCAATGGCTAAGAGACGCATCACCAAAGCTCAGATGACGATTATCTGTGAGCGTATTGCTGACGGAATCAGTCTGACAAGGATCTGCAACGAGGACAGCGAGCTGCCATCGTGGCGTACAGTGCTGCGCCATGTTCAAGAGGATGAGGATGCTTACACAAGCTATAGGACAGCCAGGTCATTGCAGTGTGAGGTCATGCGTGACCAGATCATTGACCTGGTCGAGGCACCGTTGCCAAGCGATCCTAAGCTCGCAATGGCTGAGGTACAGAGGCGTAGGCTAGAGGCAGATCACAAGGACAAGCACATAAGGCAGATGCAGCCGCTGGGGCTTAGAGACAAGGCTGAGGACAGCAAGCAAACGAGCGGTACGATCACGCTGAGCTGGGGCAATGCTGACGTGCAGGCTAGTGGTTGAGTGGTGCAGTGCTGTCATCCAGTGGCAGGGCTCGCGCGCACG